TCCTGGTCGACCTGATGGGCTACACGGAAGGCAACCGGATGCCGATCATGGCGCTCAGGCCGGCGCCGGTCCAGGTCGGCTATCTGCGCTTTCCCGGATCGAGCGGCGCGTCGTTCATCGACTACATGCTGACCGACCCGGTGGTCACCCCGCTCTCCTCGCAGGCCCACTACACCGAGCAGCTGGTGCGCCTGCCGCACTGCTATCAGGTGAACGACCACGAGCAGACGGTCCCCGACGTGGCGGTCAGCCGGGAGGCGGAGGGCCTGCCCGAGGGCGCCTATGTCTATTGCTGCTTCAACAACAGCTACAAGATCGAACCGACGATGTTCGAGGTCTGGATGCGGATCCTGAAGGCCGTCCCGGACAGCGTCCTCTGGCTGCTGCGCATCCACGGCCCCATGGAAGCCAATCTGCGGCGCGAGGCGTCGGCGCGGGGCATCGACCCCGAACGCCTGATCCTGACGAAAAAAGCGCCGAAGCTGCAGCACCTGGCGCGGCACGCCCTGGCGGATCTCTTCCTCGATACGCGCTATTACACGGCGCACACCACGGCGTCGGATGCGCTGGTCGCCGGGGTCCCGATCATCACGACGCCGGGTGACACGTTCGCCTCGCGCGTGACGGCGAGCATGCTGAAGGCGATCGGCCTCGACGAGCTCGTCCTGCCGACGCTGGAGGCTTACGAGCGCAGGGCGATCGAGCTCGGCCGGGACCGCCCGGCCACGGTCGCCCTGAGTGCGAGAATTCACGCCAACCGGCCGCGATATCCGTTGTTCGACACCCGCCGCTGGGTCCGCAATGCCGAGCGCGCCTATAGCCTGATCTGGGACAACTACCTCGCCGGCCATCCGCCGCGCCCCTTCGACATCATCGAAGAGTAGGCGCCCTTCGGTCTCCGAATCCGGTCCGTTATCCGGGCTGGCATGCGACTTGAATGACGGACATGCGCGCATGTCCGCCGCCTCCGGGCGGGGGCGGCGTGTCGCGCATGGGGGCAGAGGTCCGCGCAAAGATTCGCTCGATGGCCCACAAGTAAATCGGCCAGGTCGACATCCGAACGATCTTCAGAGCAGGACGGGCGTAAGAAATGGAACTGATACGTCCGCGACCAGGCGCGGCACCGGAGGGCGCCGACGGCCCGCCGCGACCCCGCCGCCGCGCCAGGCTGCTCTGCGACGCTGCCGTCATCGCGCAAGGCGACGCGGCGGCCGAGGCTGCGCGCAAACTCGTCATTCTGTGGGATGAGGCGGGGGAGGCCGACGTCCCGCCGGGCGCGGCGAAGTAAGTAGCCCGGCTTCCGCACGTTCACCGAGGCGATTTGGCCTGCCGGCCGGCGCCGCAGGGCCGCTGCCGCATTCTCCCAGTCGAAAGCGGCGTGTTTTACTTCGCGGTCATGATCGACGGACCCGCCTCGGCAGACGACGACTGCGCCAATTCAGCGGTTCACCTGTCTGGGCAGGGTCCCAACCCGGGGTGCTCCCTTGCCGGAGCCAGGCGTCGCGCACGTTAATTGCGATGGGCTGCGGCCGCGACGAGGCGCCGAGTCTCAGAAATGAAACACCTGCGCGAGTCGGGTGCTAAGCGACTTGGAAACATGGAGATTCCTCTGTTTCGGAGTCATCACGACCGTCGATCGTGTATCGACTCTGAACAACCCCCTAACCGCGCCGGGAATGCCTCTGGCGACCGGCAGCGCGCCGACGGGACTCTCCAAGCCGTTGAATAAGCAGGAGATTCTCTTGCCGTCCTGTGCCGTGCCGGTGATCGAGCCGGCGGCGCGGGCGCGCAGGAGTGTCGGGGCTGTGACAGATTGCTGCACGGGAAGAGTTGGCGGACTGAGGGCCAGCGAGGCTCCTCCGATCTGCGGCCAAAGCTTTCCGTTTCCATAACAGCGAGTTAAGGAAGAGTTAATGCCGGATCGAGGCCGCCTGGCACGGTTCTTGCGGTAGTCCAGTTGGACCGGCGCGTCCTGAGCACGAGGCATGGGCGCGGCGGCCTGCGGACAGGGGGCTTCAGATAGGGGCCGACCACCGTAAGACGGACCAGATTTGGTTCAAACCGATATTGCTTGGAGGCAATCGGCATGTACAAGACCACCCTGTTGGCCGCCGCGTCGGCCATCGCCCTGGGTCTGGCCAGCTCGGCCGCCTGGGCGGATACGAACCGGAACGACCAGAACGACGGTTCGGTCATCGGTAATAACAACAGCAGCAACGTTGCCGTCGATCAGTCGAACTCGAACTTCCTGAACGACAACAGCAACAACAGCGACAACCGCAACAACAGCAACCAGAACAACGACAACCAGAGCCCGGACGGCGACGGCAACTACAACACCGGCAACGGCAACGGCTCCGGCAACGACAACAGCAACCAGGGCAACACCGACAACAGCAACCAGAACAACACCAACCTGGACATCGCCGGGATCGACTTCCTGAGCGACAACGTGCTGGGCGGTGTCGGCCATGTCGACGTCTCCGGCGGCAACAACTCGCTGGTCTCGGCCTCGATCCTGTCGGCCAACGTGGCGGGCAACCCGATCAGCATGACCGGTGCGGCTTCGGCGGCGGCTTCGGCCTCTGCCTATGCCTCTGCTGATGCTTCGTCCGAGGCCGATGCCTCGGCCGACGCGGACGCGGACGCCGATGCGTCCTCGGACGCCTCGTCGGACGCCTCGTCGGATGCGGCCGCGGCCTCGGCTGCATCGCATGACGACACCCCGGGCAACGTCACCGTCGAGGCTGGCGGCGGCGGCGCTGGTGGCGGCGGGGGCGATCGACGGGCTGTCGATCGGGTATCGCACGCTGCGCGCGACCCGCAACGAAAAAGGGCAGCGGCTGCTTGCCGAGCTCGAGCTCTGGGAGGTGTCGCTCGTGACCTTCCCGATGCTGCGAAGCGCGCGGGTTGCAGCCAAGGGACAGGAAAGCGAGGGCAAGGGTGCATTGCGCGAACTGGCCGTGCTTTTCGACGAGGCGCGGCAGGCGCTGGCGCGCGGCTGAGCGCGTCCGGGATTTCATCAACAGCGGGATCGGAAGGATGAGCAGGATCGAAACCCCGTCCGGGGACGGGAGCAATCTGCCCGAGGTTTCGGCGGTGAAGCAGGCCATGGCCGGTTTCATGAACGAGATCAAGGGTTTCAGGGATGGCTTTGAGGATAGGATGCAAGAAGTGGAAAAGCGTATGACCATGCTGGATCGCAAGACAATTGTCGGTGCGCGGCCGCATCTTTCGGCAGCCGTCGAGGCGGAGGCCCCGCATCAGAAGGCATTCGGTGCCTATCTGCGCTCGGGCGATGACGACGGGCTGCGCGGGCTTGAGCTCGAGGGCAAGGCGCTGTCGAGCGCGGTGGCGAGCGAGGGGGGATTCCTTGTCGATCCGCAGACTTCGGAGCGGGTGCAGTCGATCCTGCGTTCGACCGCATCGCTGCGGGCGGTGGCCGCAGTGGTGAATGTCGAGGCCTCGAGCTATGACGTGCTGGTCGATCGCGGCGAGTTCGGCGCGGGCTGGATTGCCGAGACCGGAAACGTGACCGAGACGGCAACGCCGCAGATCGACCGGATCTCGATCCCGCTGCATGAGTTGAGCGCGCTTCCCAAGGCGAGCCAGCGCCTGCTGGACGACAGCGCCTTTGATATCGAGGGCTGGCTGGCCGGGCGGATCGCCGACCGCTTTGCCCGCGCTGAATCCGCCGCTTTCGTCAATGGCGATGGCGTGGACAAGCCGCGCGGCTTCCTGAACCACGACACAGTCGACAACGAAATCTGGGACTGGGGCAACCTGGGCTATGTGCTGACCGGGGAGCCCGGCGAGATCGGCGACGGCACCGCCGTGATCGACCTGGTCTATGCGCTTGGTGCCGAATACCGCGCCAATGCGAGCTTTGTCATGAATTCGAAGACCGCCGGCATGCTCCGCAAGCTGCGCGACAATGACGGGCGTTTCCTCTGGGCTGACAGCCTTGCAGCCGGGGAGCCGGCGCGGCTGCTTGGTTATCCGGTGCTGATCGTCGAGGACATGCCCGACCCGGCGACCGATGCGCTGGCCGTCGCATTCGGCGATTTCGCCGCCGGCTATACCATCGCCGAGCGCCCGGATCTGCGCGTGCTGCGCGACCCCTTCAGCGTCAAGCCGCATGTGCTGTTCTACGCCACCAAGCGCGTGGGCGGCGACGTGAGCGATTTCGCTGCGATCAAGCTGCTGAAATTCGGCACCGCCTGAGCGGGCCGGATGCGGCCCCGGTGTCCTGTCGGGGCCGGTGGCGGGCGCGTGCCGGGGGCCTCTTTCCCCATCGTGTTGTCTAGCTGCTTTCCCTCCGTTCGAGCAACGCGGGAAGGCGCGCGCCCGCCGATCAGACTGGATTGACGCCGGGGAGGGCGGAGCATGCGGAGTGAAGTGATGATGTTGATCGAAGAGACCAGCGTGCCCGACACGGCCTTGCCGGTGGAGCAATTCAAGGCGCATCTACGGCTTGCGACGGGTTTCGGCGACGATGGGCTGCAGGATGACCTTCTTGCGGGCTTCCTCCGGGCGGCACTGGCGGCGGTCGGGGCGGGTGCTGATCCGGCGCGAATTCACGCTGGAGCTTTCCAGCTGGCGCGATCATAGCCGGCAGGTGCTGCCGCTCGTGCCGGTGGTGGCGATCATCGAGGCGTCGATGNNGCTGCCGGCCGGGCTGTTGCGCCTTGACCCGGACGGCCAGCGCCCTGTGATCCGCCCCGATAATGCGCTGCTGCCACCGGTGCCGCGCGGCGGGCGGGTGGTAATCCGCCTGCTGGCGGGCATGGCCGATGACTGGGACGCCCTGCCGGCCGACCTCGGGCAGGCGGTGCTGCTGCTGGCTGCGCATTACCACGAATATCGCCACGAGACGGCGTTTGGCAGCGGCTGCATGCCCTTCGGGGTGACGAGCCTGATCCAGCGCTATCGCGTGATCCGGCTCGGGGTGGCGTGATGCGCAGGATACCTGACCTTTCGCGCCGGCTGGTTCTGGAGAACGCCGAGCGGCAGCCGGATGGCGCCGGGGGCCATGTCGAGACCTGGGTTGCGCTTGGCGAGCACTGGGCCGAGGTCACGCTGCGCAGCGGACGCGAGCGGGCCGAGGTCAGCATGCCGGTTTCGACCATTGCCTGGCGCATTACCATACGCGCCTCGCCCATTGGGAGCCCGTCGCGGCCGCGTCCGGGGCAGCGGTTCCGCGACGGCGCGC